TTCGCATAATGACGATGGGATTACGTTAGCGCAGCCGCCCAGGGGGCGAGTCCAGCGCCTGGACAATGCGCAGCCCAGGCGCTGGATTTACACGTAATCCCCATTATGCGAGGCGACCCCGTTTGCTAGCGTTTTGCGTCCTCGATCGCGAGCACCAGGACGAAAATTGCTAGCAATCGTCTCGATGGAACTGCTAGCATTTCTTGACCTGGTGCATTCGCTCCAGGATCAATTTTGCTAGCAGGGAGAAAGCCATGCTGCTGACCATTCGCGACGTTCCCGAAGACCTGGTGCGCCAGGCCAAGCTTGCCACCGGCAAGGGCACTGGCAGTCAGGCGTTCATTGCCGGCATCGAGCTTATGATCCGTCAGCGTGATCGGATCGAGGCGATGGAAGAGGAGATTCGGTCGCTGCGCGAGACCCTCGGTGTGTTCCAGGGCGTGCTTGCTGATGCCCATGCCGCCGCTGTGCAACTGGCTGAGATTGCCGGGCAACGCGATATGCTGGTGTCCGACAACCCGCTGCGGCCTGGGTATCGTCGCCGCTAGCAGTTTTCGTTCTGCAGCTGCTGCACCAGGTTGAAAAGTGCTAGCAAATTTTTCCGCGGGATCCGTCCTGGATCTCGCTTTCTGCTAGCAGCCCCCTTCCGATCTGTCCCAGTCAGGTGCCGCCGCACCGGCTCGTCGCGACTTGTCGCGTCGAACGGAGCGCTGGGCGAAGCGAACACTTGACGTTGCACCCCCTGAAACAGCCTCCGGTCATAGGGTAGGGGGAAGCTTTTCTCCCCCTGCCCTCTGACCCCCTGGCGAAGGGCGGGATAGTAAGGGCAGCGCCCTTACGACTTTGTTCAGCCGAACTTCAGTGCTCCGACCATTGCGCTCAGCGCGAAGAACCACAGTGCGAACGATGTGAGGCCTAGAGCCATTCCGCCCAGCCATATCCCTAGGGCTATCTCGTAGGCCAGTCGCCGCTCTGCTGTTCTTCTGACGGGCCGGAAGTCGTCTCTTTCTGCTCGCATCGTTACGCGCTCTCTGGTGCGGTTTTGGTGGTGGTGGGCGAGGGTGGCGGGGCTGAAAAGTCGGGTATAGGTGATACCCGACTTTTGTCTCATTTTGAGACTACCCCTCGTGCTTGAGGGCCTCGACTTCATAGCTCATTAGCAGGCCCCGAATTGCCACTTTGGCTTGGGTTTTCAGGTCTGGCGGAAGCACTTCGAACCTCTTGAATAGGGCTCGTAGCTCGTCAGCAACTTGGCGCTCGCTCTCTTCGAACACAAGTTCATCAGCTGATACCCCGAGGGTTCGTGCGATGGCTCCTATCCGGTCGCCGGGTGGTGGCTGTTTGCCATGCTCATAGTTCTTGTATGTAGACAGGGGAATGCCTGCCATTTCAGCGACTTGCTCTTGCCTCAGGCCCTTGCGCTCTCTGGCTTTCCGTATGTTCTCGCCTATCGCCATGGTTACGTCACTCATCGCTGACTCATCGTGCATCGATCCTATCTCCCAGTGAAAAGTGCCGGATCATATCTCAACCCTGTAAAGCCAAGATGCTGTTGACTGTCTGAGGCAAGATTCTGTACCTTTGCGACTCATATATGCGTCTTGACAGGTTTCTAGGGATGATCGACTGGATCGCGGCCATGATCGAACTGCACCACGTGCCTTTGAGCAGTGGGGCGGTGGTCTGTATCGAGGCTGACGGCACGGTTGCTTGGGAAACCCCGCGCAAGATGCTGGTCCGTGGCTCCCATGACTCGACGATCCATATCCGGAGCGTAGGCGGGGACGGGCAGGGCAACGCGACTCATCTGTACATCGACGGCAACCCAAGCAAGTGGTTGCAAGGACATAACCTTGTTGGTTCCTGTGATCTTGTTGCCCTCGTCTGGGATGCTTTTCAACGCCTCTGCGCCCTGGTGGGCATTGAGCCGACTGACTTTGAGCGTCAGAAGGTCAGGGCAGGGCAGTACCGCGTCACTCGCGTCGATTACAACCGAATGTTCGAACTTCCAAGCCGGGCCGATGTTCGAGCCTGGCTGCGTGCGGGCGAGTTCAAATGTAAGTCACGCCATGGTCGTCCGGTAAACAATCGCGGGACTCTAACTTTCGGCAAAGGCTCAAGTCATTGGTCGATTGTTTGTTATTGCAAGGCCGATGAAATAACTTCCGGTGGTTCGCATAAGTTGCCGGAAGAGTTTCACCAGTATCCCGAAATCTATCAGTGGATAGATAACAAGCTTCGCGTTGAACTTCGGTTGCGCTCAAAGAAACTCAAGGCGCTGAACCTTGAATATGCCTCTCAACTCACCCCCACGGTTCTTTGGAAGCTCTACCGTGATTTCATCGGGGAACTGGATATGTCAGAGCAAATTGAACTTAATTCAGAGCAAATGATGAAAATCCCGAGCAAGGTGCTCGGCACTTACATGCTCTGGAAGCAGGGGCATGACATTTCAAACTTGGTAGCGAAGGCTACTTATTATCGTCATCGTCAGGTTCTTCTTGGGTATGGCATAGATATCAATATTCGTTGTGATCGCCGCGACGATAGCAATGTTGTTCCGATGATTCGAATTCTTGAGGCTAAGCCTGCGGCCATTCCGAACTTCTTCTTTGAAAGGGGGCTGATTCATAAATCGGCCCGCCAGGTGGCTGTATGAAGTCTGGCTTCGACTTTTACTTTGGCGGTCGAGTTAGCTCCCGCCAGGAAATGCAACGGCGTCTGCGCAATCTCAGAACTGAGGGTAGCGTTATGGATGATCTGGAGAAAGTTCTTTCGTCCAGAACTCCGGCTGAACAAGTCCAGGCCGCTGAGGATTTCAATAAGGCGAATCGTTCTAAGTTGATCAGCAGTAAGAAAGGCACTCTTTATTTGGGGGATGTATTCGAATGAGTGAATCCCAGCTTCAGAAACTTCGCTCCGAAGTTGAACGGGTCATAAGCGCCCAGCTTTGGAATGAAAGTTACGGCAAAGTTCAGGCTGTCACGAACTCAGTAATGTCTATCTTTGCCGGCACGCTCACTACTAAACCGACAGCCGGAGAAACCAACAATGGCTAATGCACTGACTATCCGTATTGAAACCACTGGCGTTGTTCGCTCGGGCAATTCTAAAGCTGGCAATGAGTACCATATGTGTGAAGCCTTCGGGCATTTGCCGGGTATTCCTTATCCGCAGCGTTTCGAATATTACGCAGCTAAGCAGAATGAAATTCTGCCTGCTGGTCATTATGAGTGCGACATTACTTGCCGCGTGAAAGATGACCGACTGTGGTTCGAAGTTGACCCGCGCCAAGCTCGCCGCGTTGCGTCTCCGGCTGCCGCAAAGGCGCCTGTTCAAGCCGCTAGCTGATAGGTGGCCGCCATGCTGCGTTATCTCTCGATGTTCGCTGTAGGCCTCGCCACGGGCTATCTGTGGGGCTGGACTGACACGATGGCGGCTTTCCTGTGATTTCCGCCCTGTCCTGCGATGGCGAAATCTCGATTGCGCCGGATGGGGCGCCCCTGTGTTCGGGCGTGTGGGTCTTGACCCAGGTGCCGGAGCAGTTCGACCCGTCGATGTTGGACACCCAGGCGCTCGCCCAGGCGTTCTCTGTCGGGTTCGGTCTTGTCGCGACGGTCCTTGTCGGCGCCCTGGGCGTCAAGGCCGTACTCGACTTCATTAAAAGAGCTTAAGGAGTAAGTCTATGAAAAACCTGAAAAAACTGTTCGTTCGTGGTGGTTCCGCCGTTGCAGTAGGCGCTGCCCTGGTCGTCTCGCAATCCGCCTCGGCCGCTGGCTGGGATTACAGCGGTCTGACCTCCGATATCGATTTCTCGACTATCGCGACCGGCGTTCTGGCCGTCGCTGCGCTGCTGGCCGCTGTGTATGCCGGCATCAAGGGCGCTCGCGTGGTCCTGGGCTTCCTGCGGAGCTGATCGAGGAGGGCGGTTCGATGGGGCGGCTTCGGTCGCCCCTTTTTGTTTCTGGGAGGGGAGTTTGATCGATGGCGGATTTATATGAGTTCGCGTTCTTTGTTATTGGCGCTGCGTGTTCCTGGGCGATCTTTTCGAGGTGGTAAGTATGCGCAGGTTGTTATTGTTGTTGGTGCTGGTTTCTTCTTCTGTAAGTGCGGAAGAATACTATTGGTGGATGAGCTATTTTAATAAGAAGGTTTCATCCCCTACGGCAGGCTGTGATCTTTATTTCAGTAGTATTTCTGACAAGTCTGGTCTGTCTTTTGCTATGGAGCCTTCCCCGAATAGCCCTGGCAAAACTTTTTATTGCGTTGCAAGGGCTGTATCTACCGGGCGAGCAATATTTACTACTGATGTTTATTTGAAAGGCGATAGGTGTCCGGAGGGTAGCAATCTTGATATGACTACGGGTGTCGCAATGTGTAAGCCTCCGGAGCCGGAAAAGCCCAATGACTGTATTGAAGGGCTATATGACTTGTTCAGTAGTCCACCGTCTCCAGTTGTTCAGGTTGGCGGCAGGAATCAAGTTATAAGTAGTCCGCCGGCAGGCTGTAAGAACGGGTGCGCTTATTCTGCGGATTCATCGAAGACTACGAGTTGTTATTTCGTCACTGGCTCGACGAATGAGGGGTTCTGCAATTACTCGCTGCGAAGTACTGGCGCCACGTGTCCAGCCGACACTAACAACCCTGGAATGACCGGGCCGTCGTTGAATAGCACGCCGCCGACTGATCCGAATGAACCGCCGTCCGATCCGAACGACCCTGGCTGTCCGGCTGGGTATAGCTGGTCCGGCACGACGTGCGTCAAGACGCCGACTGACCCCACTGACCCGACGAATCCGGGCGATGGTGGTACCGGTGGTGGCGGTACTGGCGGTGGCGGCGATGGCGGCACAGGCGGCACAGGCGGTGGTGGTGATGGTGGCGGTGATGGCGGTACCGGTGGCGGTGGCGATGGTGGCGGCACTCCTGGAACGGGTGGTGGCGGCGATGGTGATGGCGGCGGGACGGGTGGCGGCACTGGCGGCGGTGACGGCTCAGGGGAGGGCGGTGGTACCGGTGGCGGCACTGGCCTGGAAGGTGGCTGTAAGGACGATAGTTGCGCGTTCGTGAAGAACAACCCGTTTGGCACGGACAAGGTTCCGGGCTTTGACGAATCGCTGCAGAAGGCTTGGACGGATATCAAGAAAGCCCCGATTGGCCAGGCCTTGGGCAAGATCACGTTTCCGACTGGTGGAAGTTGTCCGGTTCAGAGCGTTGAACTGTTTGGGAAGAGTGTGATGTTCGATTCGCACTGCTCCTTGTGGTCTCAGATTGAGCCGATCTTGAAAGCTGTGTTTCTGGCGTTTTGGGCGCTGCTTTCTGTTCGCGTGTTCCTGTCAGCGTGAGGTGATGTATGGAAGGCATTCTTAGTGCTATCAAACAACTGATTCAAACGGCGACCGATTTCTTCCAGCGCGCACTTAAGGCAATCGAAGACTTCTTTAAGTGGGTGCAAGATGCGTTTGATTATTTTTGGGAACTCCTGACGACGTTTCCGCAGTTTGTATTTCACGAACTTGTCTCCGGTATTGTGAAGTTCTTCCAGTGGCTGCCGGTGCCGGATTTCTTTGTGCAGGCAGGTAACGCGTTCCAGTCAATACCGCCGTCAGTGGTGTATTTCGCCAATGCATTCCAGATTGGTCCAGGCGTGACTATGGTCCTGGGCGCGTATCTGCTGCGATTCATTCTCCGGCGTATCCCGATTATCGGTTGAGGTGATGTATGGCGATTGATGCATATGTGGGCAAGCCTGGACACGGTAAAAGTTATGGCGTTGTCGAGCACGTAATTATCCCGTCGCTGAAACAAGATCGGCATGTTGTGACGAATATCCCGCTCGAAGTCGATATGTTGCTGATGGACTTTGGCGGGACTATTGAACAACTGCCGGAAGACTGGTTTGAGCGTGAAGACTTGGCCGATTTCGCGCCGCCTGGTTCGGTCCTGGTGCTTGACGAATTGTGGCGGCGCTGGCCCAAGGGCCAGAAAACCAACGATGCGCCGATGGCCGACAAGAAGCTGTTGGCCGAGCATCGGCACCGCGTAGACAAGAAAAACCGGTCGATGCGGGTTGTGATGGTGACTCAGGACCTCGACCAGCTCGCCAGCTGGGCCACTCTGTTGGTCGAAACGACGTACCGGATGGTCAAGAAGTCGAAGACCATGTTCAGGGTCGATATCTACAACGGCGTGGCCAAGGGCGACAGCCCGCCGAAGTCGAAGCTGCTGCGCAGCACAGCCGGGCGTTTCAAGCCTGACGTTTACCGGTACTACAAGTCCGCTACGCAGTCCGAAACGGGCGCTGTCGGCGATGAGTCGAAGGCCGACACCCGTGGCTCGTTCTGGCGATCCTGGGGCTTCTGGGGGCTTGTTGGGCTGATTGTGGTCTGTCTGTCAGTAGGGATTCCCGGGGTCGTCCGGTTCTTCACGCCGCCGCAGCCCAAGCAAGCGTCGGCGCCGACTCCCGCGGCTAAGGTCGTTGAACAGGCGCAGCCGGTGGCGGCTCCTGCGGGGCGTGCGATGCAAGCGGTCTACGGCTCGTCGTCGAATGGACCTGTGCCGTCAGCGATCTGGCGGATTGCCGGCTATGTGCATGCGGGCCTGGGCAAGGCTGATGCGTGGCCGTCCAAGGATGGCTACAACGCGGAGCCGGATCGACCGATCAGCAAGACGTCACGCGTGGTGCTGGTGTCCGAAGGTGGTCGCACACGGTTCTGGCCGATTGAGAAATGCCGGTTCTTCGAACAGACGCCCGATTTGTATTGCGACATCGACGGCGAGCGTGTGACGTTCTGGACGGGCCGAGGGGCCGTATCGACTGTGATGGATGCGACAAGCACCGCGAGCGGCGGCAGCCAGCGTAGCGCAGCGTCCGCCGCGACCGGTGCGCAGGTGCAGACCCCGCATTCGTTTCAGCCGCAGCCTCAGCAGCAGGGAACCCGCGTGACCGTTGTTGCTGATAGCAGCCGTTCGCCCCGCACGTTGTGACCTCTGGCTTCGCATAATG